TGTGAACAACTACAAAGAGCTGTAATTGCAGAAGCCATTAATAAAATGGATTTATCTATTTTACAGAATATGAATAAAATGCAATATTTTGTAAATACGGAATCTTGGTTGAGACAAAAGCAATATTTATCTTGGATAGAGGAAGGTTCTGAACTTTCAGATAAAGATATTGAAGAATATTATAAAGCATTTACATCTAGGGTAAAAAAATCAGGTAGTAATACTATAGATATATGACAGATAAAATACTAAAATTATTAAATTCTCAGCATGAGGAAGATGTTTTATTAGGAATAACATTGTTTGTAGAAATTCCAGACTTTTTAAAATATCTTCCCAGAAAGTTTGAAACAGGTAATTCTGAAAGTCAAGTTCTTTGGACAGTTGATAATCTTGTTTCATACAAAGATAAATTTACAACTACTGGGATAATTTTTGATGATTTTGTTATATATAGAATTTCTAATAGTCTTGTTTATGCTTCTATAAACAGTAGTTTTTATAGAAGTTGTATAGAACATAAAGGTTTCTTAGATAATAGAAATATAAAAAGATAACAATGAGTGATTTCGATAGATTATATGAAGAGATTGAAAATGGGATGAATGGTAATAATCTAGGTCTATCTATGGGATATGACAGACTAAATAAGTATATTGGTATAAGAAAAAGAATTTATACTTTGGTATTTGGACCAACAGGTAGTGGTAAGACTGCTTATGTACATAATAGTTATATACTAAATCCGTATGAAGATTTTATATCTAGGGGTAAAGGTAAATTTAAAGTTATCCTTTTCTCTATGGAAAGGAGTAAAATATATACTATTGCCAAATGGTTAAGTAGGAAGATATTTATGTCTGAAGGAATACTTATACCTATTCCTAAGATGATGGGTTGGTGGAAAGATAAGTTAACAGAAGGAGAATTACTTCTTATAAAGAAATATAAATACTATATAGATGATCTATTAAAATATGTAGATATAATAGAAGGTGCTCAAAATCCTACGGGTATTTATAAATATCTTGAACAATATGCTGAAAATCCATTAAATGGTAAGAAAAATAGAGTAAGTGAATTTCACAGTATATACAATCCAGTAGATCCAACAGAAATAATTATACCAATAATTGACCACATTGGTCTTGTAAAACCAGAAAAAGGACAAAATAAAAAGGAAGCAATTGATAAGACTTCTGAATATATGCAAAAAGCAAGAGATTTTTGGGGTTATTCACCAGTAGTTGTGAGTCAGGTAAATAGAGATTTGAGTAATCCAATATACCAAAAAATGGGTTCTTTTGAGCCCACAATTGATAATGCTAAAGAGTCAGGTAGACCAAGTGAAGATAGTGATAATGTTGTAAGTATTTGGGATCCAAGGAGATATAATACAACAGATCCATCTTACGATATTGAAAAATTTGTAGACCAAACTACTGGAGCAAACTATTTTAGAAGTGTTAAAATATTAAAGAATTCTTATGGAGAAGATTCCATAAGAGTGGGAATGGGATTCCATGGCGCAACAGGCACATTTAAAGAACTACCTAAACCAGGTTTAATGGAAGGTTTTAATTATGAAAATTTATATGACGGAACTTTCTTCTATTAAAAAATTGTTAGCATCTGAGAATTTTGAAGATTTTTACCTAGGGGTTTATTTATATAAACAATCAGGTAAAACTTTCTATGAATTTTTAGATTTTATAGTTCATACAAAACGCAAATTACTAGTTTGTCCATTAATAAAAAGTAATGTATATCCGGGATCAGTATATTCACTTACTGATGAGTGGGGCATAGATAAAGACAGTAATAAACGTTGGGGATTTACAGAAGATCATTTAATAATATGGGAAAATATTTGACCTATGGTAGATTATAGTAAATTAGTTAAAATACACGATGCTCCTCCTATAACAATTGATATATTATCAGGAGAAGCTATTGAACAAACTGTTGATACCCTTCTTAGTATAAAAAAGAGATTGGCAGAAGAGATTAAAAAATATCCTAAAAGTTATAAGACACCTATAGAACAATATCATCATATTGAAATAGATTCATATTCAGAAGATGATTATATAAACATCTATTTAAATTGCTATAGAGTTAAAACAAAAAAAGAAGTTGAGAAAGAAAAATTAGAAGAAAAAAGGTATAAATTACAAAGAGAGAAAGAAGAAAAAATAGAAAAAATAAAAAAAAAGAAAAAAGAATATCAAATATATTTAAAGATTAAAAAACGATTAGACAATGATAATAAAAAGTTCAAAGACGTTAAGAATTGCTAATATTGATGAGACAAGTTCAACTTTGAAACCAGGAGTTTATCTTCTTAAATTTGATGAGATGAGACATGAATATTATTTCCAACAGAAGGAAAATTTCAAACTTCCTAAGAAGATTTATGGTAATTATGATGTTGCTAACAGATGGCTAAAATCATACGAAAACAACAGTGAAAAAAATATGGGTATTATTCTCTCTGGTTTAAAGGGTACTGGTAAAACAATTGATGCTCAAAAGTTCTGTATTCTCTCTAAGAAACCAGTAATTCTTATAAATGAACCTTACTGTGGTTCCGATTTCATAGATTTTTTAACAAATCCAGAGGTATCAGAAAGTATTGTATTTATAGATGAATTTGAAAAAATCTATGAAACACAAGACAATGATAAAACTTCTGATATTTTATCATTATTTGATGGAAATTATGCTACAAAACTGATATTTTTACTTACTGTTAATGACATGTCAATTTCTGAATATTTAGTTAACCGTTTAGGTAGAATTAAATTCAGAAAACATTATACAGACCTGGATGTAAAAATTATTGATGAAGTTATTGAAGATTTATTAATAAATAAGAAGCATAAAGAGAGTATTCACTTACTTTTTGAAAAGTTAGGTATGAGTACATTTGATATTCTAACAAATGTAATCAAAGAAATGAATCTCTTTGATGAAGATGCATTAGAGGTGGCGAAACATCTTAATTTAAAACCTCACGGTAGATCTTATAATGTTGACGAAATTATCAATGATATGGTATATGAATGCTATATGCAGCATAGTATTACACCTGACGAAAGAGAAATTATTATTGAAAGAAGAACAACGGTTATTGATGAAGAACATTTTCCATATCAAGAAGTTATATCAATGAATGATTCTAAGATTGAAAGAATTAACGGAATATCTAAATTTAGAATTAAAACTTCTACAGGAAAAGAATTTATATTTAGAGAAGTTAAAGAAAACTCATTAGTAATATGAAAGATATCTACAGAAACCTTGGTCAGAGAGCTTATTTTGAAGAAGCAACAGAAGCTGCATTATTGTACACTCTTAAAAATCTTATATGAGTAACATTAACGTAAGCCAAATTCTTTATAAGTATGGGCAGAAAAATACCTTTTATACTCAGGAAGCAATAAAAGAGATAATAGACGCTGTGGTAAACGAGTGTGTAAATCAGTCAAGCCATATCCTTGATGAACAGTTGATAAATGGTCATCCTGAGAATGTTGAGAAGGTAAGGTATGATGTCAAGTATGCAATTATTAACGTAAAAAAGAATATTACCTATGAGTAAAAGAATAAAACTTATGTTATGAAAAATTTATTTGCAGCAATTTTGACAATAATCATAATATCCTTACCATATATCGTAATATGGGGTACAGGAAATATAGATTTTCTGTCCAGAGGTTGGTCTATAGATAAATATGGGTATGGAATATTATTCCTTTGTATATTAGCAATAATAATAGCATGTTATTATACTTTATTCCAAATAATAAAGAAAAAGCTATGAAAAAATATTTTGCAAAATATCTTCCTGTAGAAGGAGAGATAAAGATTGGCGATGTTATTAAAGACTCTTTAGGATATATAACTATAACTTCTGAAGAAGGAGTTAGAGTATACACAGAAGCTAATAAACAACGTTATAAACTCTTTCTCTGTAGTAGAGATAAAAAACCTATGGATATTGTAACCTTTGAGTCAGGTAAAAGAACTCAAATTGAAAAGTGGGATGAAGACTATAATCAATGGGTGTTTAATGGTAAAAGCAGAGTTTCGGATGAAGATTGTTTTAAAGTAATAGGGGAAATATCATCAGATGCTACATGGGTTAAAGAAGGAGATGAATTTGATGAAAAAGATCTATTATTGGTTGAATACCCAGAAGGATTAGATCAAAAAGATTTTTGGGTAGAATGGGATTGGAAAAACATTAATGGATTACTTGAAAATGTAAAATTAGGAAGTTCTGTGTTAGTAGAAGTAATAAAACAGTAATAATGAAAAAAATAAAGAAATTATTAAAATCAAGCTCAAAAGAAGATGTAATACTTGGATTACATGCATTAAAACAACACAAAGGTTGGTTTAAAGCTTTGCTATTTTTTGAAATTCTTATGTCTATAGCTTTACCCTTTACAATGCTTGCGATTATTGTATTAAATGAAAATACTAAAGGTAAAAGAACTAAGTTTATTTCTTCTTATGAATATTTAATATTTAGATACTCAGCTAATAGTAGATATATTTGTTGTGATTATGACAGTATGCATGTTTTTGATCCACAATCATCAGCATTAATTTTACATCCAACATTTTTTGGTGCTTTTATATGTGCTATAATTACAAAATATAGAACTTCTAGAGAAAAAAGACAAACACTTTCAATACTTTCGGATTATGTATAGTATCTTTGCAGAATGCGAGATATTAGACAAAAAGAAGCGGCAGAAAAGTGGTGTGCAAGTAACAGAAAATCAATACTTTATTGTTGTCCTAGGTTTGGAAAGATAAGAACTAGTATATTAATATTTGAAAAGCTCAAGTATAAAAACATACTAGTTTGCTATCCAAATACTCCAATAAAGACTTCCTGGGAAGAAGATGTTGTTTTATGGAAATATAAAGGAAATATTAAATATTCTACATTTTTAAGTCTTAAAAATGAAGATTTATCTAACTATGACCTAATAGTTTTAGATGAAATTCACTCTATGAGTGATGCTCAGATATCCCATCTAAAGAATAATTTTCCAAGTTGTGATATTTTAGGACTTACTGGTACTTTAAGTGACTATACTGAAATAAATCTCAAAAATGAACTTGGTTTATCAGTATGTTTCAGATATCCTATTGAATTAGCCATACAGGAGAATGTGGTATCTGATTACAGAATTCAGGTGTTTCAAGTACCTTTGGACAATTTAATATTAAATGATTACAGTACTAAAAAGCTAAAAATTCTCTCAACAGAAAAGGAAAAATTTGATAAATTAACAAAAACCATAGATTGGTTTGAATCAACAGGAAAAGATCCATTTCATCTACGTTTAGCTAGAATGAGATTGATTCAAAAAAGTTATGCTAAAGTTCAAAAAACCAAGCAATTATTATCTCAATGTGATAGATCCTTGGTTTTCTGTGGATTAACTGAAGTTGCAGACAGTCTTGGCATACCTGTATATCATAGTAAGCAAAAGGAGGAGAAAGAATTCTTAAAATTCTGTCAAGGAGAAGGTTCTCATATGGCAGTTATAAAGCTTGCACAAGCAGGAATAACTATAAAAAATTTAGATACTGTTATTTTTAATTATACTGATAGTAATGAGGAAAATTTTATTCAGAAGTTGAATAGAGCAATGAATTATGAATACACTGGTAAAATTGCAGATATAAAAATAATAAGTACAAATGAACAAATTGAATTAAAATGGTTAAAAAAAGCACTACTTCCATTAGAGAAAGCAAAAGTAAAAGGTATAAATTAAAGAAGAAAATCTGTAAATTGCTTGATTCTACAAACAAAGAAGACTTTTTAATAGGTCTAGAGTTATGTACTAATTTATCAGAAATGAAGTTTCGAAATATATTAAAATCCTGCCAGGGTATACAAAAAGTTGATATAAATGGCTTTACAGTATCTAAAAATGGTGCGGTTTATTTCTATAAAGAGTTTAGGGAAGAAGTTTTTCAAGACACAAACGACGGGTATTCGCAAATTCTTGCGAATCATTATATAGAATACGGTTTAGACAATATATATATAGATGCTGAAAGATATGTCAGAAACAGAGTAGGGAAAGATAGTGATAACCCATCATGCTTTTTTGAAAATAAAAAAATACTTAAATATTTCTTAAAAAGAAATCCACAATATGCAAAATACTTCAAAAAGTAAGTTAAAAGATTCAATAAAAAAATTACTTGAAACTAGAGAAATAGAATGCGTAAAAATTGCATTGAATTTATGTAGGATGTTAACTGAACATGAATTTATCAAAAAAAATCATAAATATGAAAAGTATTTTAGAACAACAGGTGGAAATTCAAATTGAATTGGCTAACTTACAAAGCTCACTAGATTCTTATCTAGAAGCAATTCTTAGATCTGTAGATACAGCTTTAAGGAATTCAGGTGTTCCAGAAGAAAAAATATTTGAATATAAAATCATTATTGCAACAGCACTTACTAATTATGGTAATCATTGTATTAAAATGGGATCACTTGTAACAACTTACGAATATGAAACAGATAAAATTCTGAATTCCAACAAATTAACATTTTTTGAAAAGATCTTCTTCGGTATTAAAAATCTCTTCAAACGTGGAAAATCTAATAAAACTAATATGTAGCAGTGATCCAGATGATCAAAAGATTGCACTTACCATTATAAGCAATGACAAAAAACTTTTAACAAAGGAATTAGCTGCATTAATTTATATCAATGTGAAATTCAACTTATTACAAGAATACCTTAATTTTGAATATGTTTCTTACATAATGTGTAGTGGAGATTCTTTTATAAATAGTATTCTCAACTCGACTATTAATTGGTAGAAAAGTACTATCTTTGCTAAAATTAAATATGATTATGCAAAGTGAGTATGGTAAAATTTTAGTATTGGGCCAAAGTGGTCAAGGTAAGACATTTTTAAGTAAAACTGCAAACAAAGAAACAACAGGTTTTATTAATGTAAGTAGAAAACCTCTAAGTTATAGAGGAAATTTTAAGTTTCATGGTAAGCCGAAAACATGGGCTTCATTTATGAAAAATTTTAGGGATTATGTGGAAAATCCAGATATTGAGAATATTATTATAGATGATGTTACAATGGCTTTTGACATGCTTTTACAGGAAGCACAAAAGAATTTCAAGGGGTATGACATTTATACCCATTTTAACAAAAATGTGCCTGATTTCCTAGACCTTATCAGGGATGCAAAGAAAAATGTTATTGTTACAGGACATGATGAAACTCTTCTGATTGAAGGATTTAAGCAAAAAAGAGCTAAAATCCATGGTAAACAGTTTGAAGGTTTAGTAGAAAGATATTTTACTATTGTATTATATACTGGTACAAAAGTTGTAAATAACAATCCTGTATATTTCTTAAAGACGTTTGAAGTAGATACTTCTGCAAAAGCTCCACATGAGATGTTTAGTGAGATTGAGATTCCAAATGATGCACAGTTCATCTTTGATACAGTAAAAAGTTATTATGAAGATACCTCAAATTAAATCAACACCAGTAGTATTAAATAAAAATATTGGTGTAATTGTAAAAAATGCTAATTTTGTGAAGATTAGAGAATTTGACAGTTTATCTAAAGCCCAAAGGTGGCTATTTCTTCCAAATGGGTCTATATGGAAATATCTATTTGGAACATGTCCTAGAAACCAGAGATTTGGTATAAAATCTAAAAAATTAAATGAAAGATTTCATTTTGAACTAAAAAAATAAAACATGAGTGTGAAGAAAAGAACAGTGAAAAGTGTGAAGAAACAACAAGTGAAGGTGCGTTATGCTTTAGTAGATGCTAAAGCTTTTTTGAGCGACTCTAAAGCGTCGGAAAATAATATTTATTTAGCAAGTGATGCCAAAAAAGATCCAAATCATACAATAAACAGCTATCTTAGACATGCTGGTGATGAAGAAGATTTAAAGGAATTAGCGATAGTCAAGCTTGAGTATGTAGGTAAGCCAGTAGTAAAAACAGTTAGGGATATTAAAATTGTATAATATATGATTACAGGAAATGTGAAAGAGAAAAGTGAGAAAGGTAGTTTCCAGAAAAAAGTAGGTTTTTTTGTAGGTAAAGTGATTGCAGTTAATCCAGACAATGAGTGGCTGGAAAGTAAAGGTTATGAACTGAAGGAAGGTTCTAAAATGACTCAGTATTTGAATGAAAAAGAAGGAGTCATAACATTAAGATTAGATTTCTATCTCGAAGAAGAGAGTTCAAAACAATTGATGAAAGTTTCCTATTATTTGGAAGATAGGGATAAAATTAAGAAAGATGGAAGTAAACAGCAGTATATCAATGAACAGGGTAATTCAACTTGGTCTGATACTGAAGAAAATCTTCCTTCTTGGTTTACTAAATCAGAATATAGAGTAGCTAAAGTTGGAGAAGCGAATCTTTATGATTTTCTCAAAACTTGGTTGGATGACTTGAATTTTGCAGATCCAAATACAGTTTTACATTTAGATTGGAAAAAACTGATGAATGGTAATGTAAGAGAGATTTCAGAACAAATAAATGGTGCTTATTCAAAACCTGTTGTATTAAACTCTGTTATCCAAACAAAAGAAACAGATGATGGGGTTGTAGAGTATCAAAAAGTTTATAATGGAGCAGTTACTCAGGAGTACAACATGAAATATCTGAGAACTAAATCTTTTACGGAAGATTATATCGAAAAGATAAAATCTGCAAAGCCAAGAGATTTGAAATCTTTTGAGAAATTTATCAAAAATATTGTTGATGATCAGTATGGCTGTAAAGACTTTTTTAGTTTAAAGCCATTACATGATTATGATCCAAAAGAGAATATTGTAGGTAAAAGAGAAATCTCGCCTGAAGATTCTGATTATTAATGACTCGTTGCTTGCGTTTTTTATAATAAAAAGCCCCCAGTAGAAATACTGGGGGTTCTTTTTTAAATTTAAAAGTTATGGGATATTTATATTATTTTTTAATAGGTTTAACATATTATATGTTTAATGTTGGTGTAAGAAAACTTCATACCAAAAATGAAGAAGGTGATGGTTGGTTTTTGGTACCCTTTTGGCTATTTGGTTGGCCAATATGTTTTATTTTATTACTTGCTGGTTGGATAGAAGATAGGGTAACAAAAACTCATCATGAACATACAAAATATTAGCTATGATTCTACAAGGTTCAGAAAAAGTAAAAATTTATGATAAATTACATAAATTAGCAATGTCTAGTAACTTTGAAGACAAATTAATATTAGAAAGTTTATTTTTAAATTATTTAGATAAGCTTTCTAGAAAACAGGCTATGTTTATAGGGTTTTTTTTACCTTGGGCTACTAATGAAAGATTAAAAGTTATAGATTTAATTGAAGAAAATGATAACTGGAGAGAAGAAATTAAGCTATTTGCAAAAAATAAGGAATCTAATAAGTGATTATGATATTTATAAAATGTTTTATCCTTATAAATTTGTTGTAAATAAGAGATGTAGGTCTCCATTCAGAAAAGATGACAATCCCTCTTTTCTCATAGGTAATAAATATGGAGATTATTCACATATAGATTTTGGCGATGGTAAATATAGAGGTGGAGCTATTGATTTTATAATGCAGATAGAAAATGTAGATTTTTCTACAGCGTTACAAATAATTGATAAGAAATTTGGTCTTGGTATAAAAAGTGATCTAAAAGATTGGAAATCAGTAGTTTCTAGCTATGAACAGCCAAAAATAAAGGAAAATGAAAGAGAAGTAGATATTCAATGTACTACAAAAATTTTTACTGCTGACATGCATAAGTGGTGGAATAGTTATCATCTTTCTGAAGATTATTTAAAAAATAAAAATGTCTTTCAGGTAAAGAATCTATATATTTCAAGAAAGAAATTTCCATTAGATTCAAAGGAAATTGTAATAGCTTATCTGAATGAAGATGGGAAAATGAAAATATATAGGCCAACATGTCTAAGGAAAGTAAGCAAAGACGATCAATTTTATATATGGAGATTCAGATCAAATATACCATTTGACTATATGTTTGGTAAAGAAAATATAAAAAACTGTAAGAAATCTTTAATACTTAAAAGTAGAAAAGATGAATTAGTAAGCTCCCTAATTTTACCATGTGTAGCATCAGTACAAGCAGAAAACATAGCTTGTTTTAATCAAAAAAATGTTGAGTTTCTCCAAAAGAATTCAGAGGAAATTTATATAGGATTTGGTACAGATGATCAAGGTAAAGAACAAAGCAATCTTATTACTAAAACTTTTGGTTGGAAACATTATAATACTGAAGATAAATATTTACCATTAAATGATATAGCTGAAGTAGCTAAACAACATGGATTAGAAACTGTTGAAAAGCATATGAAAATAAAAGGTTTATTATGAAAATAGAAAAATTGTTAAATTCTAAATCAAAAGAAGATATTCGTTTAGCTTTTCATTTTCTATCAGAAATGAAAAGTAAAGGTCTTATTGAATTTTTTAAACAATATGGTGAAGAAGCTGGAGACGAAAATAGTTATTTTATAAGATTACCAGAATTTAACACTTCTGTTTGGGGATATGGTTTCTACATTAGAAAGGGATATAAATATTTAGGATTTTATGGTAATTCTTTTTATTTAGATTCAATAAATGAAAAAAACAAATCTCATGAAAACGATCTAATGCCATATATATTTAAAAAAGATGACCCAAGAATTAATGACTGGTTCCAATGAAAATAGAAATGTTAAAAAAATTATCCCTGTCTAAGGAGAGTTCTGATATTAAAATTCTTTTTGAAATCTTAAAATCATTAGATAATACAACTTTAATAGATGTGTTTAATCAAATTGGGAGGATAAGTAAAAAGCCAAGTTCGTTCTTTTTACCAGTACCAGATATTAAAAAACACATTTATGATGAGGAATTTTATATAAAAATTGGTGAGTTATATCTCGGTTATTTACATCATTGTATATGTTTACATCCAAAAGATGAAGTTTTAAAAATGTGTAAACTTTTCTATAAATTAAAAATATATGATAGAGAAGGTAATCAAATTGATAAGATCTTGTGATAAAGGAGACATATTAATAGGTCTCAACTTAGTAAGAAGCATGGATCCAGAAACTCTCATTAAATTTATGAAGATGTATGGCGTTTCTTATATAAGAGGTTGCTATACGATTGATACTGATCTTCTTATGCAAAGAACGGATACTATCCCCGATGAATTCAATAATGTATACTATAAAAGAGGTAACTATTATTTAGGGTTCCTGCTTGGTAATATTTATTTAGACAATGAACAAGAAAGACAAAGATCAATATCAGAACTCAATGTATCAAATGAAATCCTTGATTAAATTGATAAGGGGAACTCATGAGGATAGATTAATTGCAGCTACTTTGCTGTCAAATAATAGAGAATTATCATCAGAATTGGAAAGGATTTTTTGCATTTTAGCTTGTGATGAAGGTTCAATAAATATCACTGATTATGAACTTTATGATTTTTATTTTGAATTATATCTAGATGTTAAAGAATTTTTTGATGAATATGTTTATACAAAAAGTTCTAAAATTGAAATATTAAAAGAATGGATAAAAAAATTTTAAAATTATTAAGTTCTGGTAATAATGCTGATATTGAAATTGCTAAAATTCTAATGTCAAAAGCTTCAGAGGAAGATCAAGCCTTATATAAATATTTATATATGCTTATTACAAATACCAGTTCTGATTTTGATAGAAATTATTCAGAAATTTGTGGGTATAATATAACAAATATATATACAGCATTAGATATTATTTATGATGCTGAACATAGAAATATAGCTGAAGCTTCAGTTATTAACCTTTTTAAAAATGTTAAATAAAGAATTATTTAAAGAAAAATTAGATACATGGTATCCTATTATTGAACCGCTTTTTGATAATGGTACAATGGATCAAATTTATGAAAAACTCAAATTTGATGGCGAAAGGGGTAAGAAAATAGTACCAAAAAGTGACTTTACATATAGATGTTTTAAAGAAACACCTACTGATAAAGTAAAAGTGGTTTTATTAGGTATGTGTCCATACCATACAATAATAAAAGGCACATATGTTGCAGATGGGTTAGCACTAAGCTGTAGTAATCACAAGGATTATTTAGCACCAAGCTTGGAAAAATACTATGAAGCTTTAGCTATTGAGTTTCCACAAGTAGATATTGAAAAAAGCGGAGATTTAAAATATCTTGCAGATCAAGGTGTTTTATTGTTAAATTCTGCTCTTACTACTGAGAGAGATAAAGCTGGAGCTCACCAAGAATTATGGTTTCCATTTACAAAGTTCTTGTTTGAAGAATATTTAGGAAGATGGGATATTCCAGTAATACTTCTTGGCCAAGAAGCTCAGAAATTTTCAAAATTTTTATCTCCAATGCAGTGGAATTTTAGTTTAGAACATCCATCCTTTGCTGCTAGAAATAAAGTAGTATGGACAACAAATGGGACATTTAAAAAAGTAAATAAAATATTAAAAGATCTCGGAAAGGGGGAGATTAATTGGGTTTTGGAAGAAGCCCCATTTTAATTATGGAAACAGAAAAGTTTAGGAAAGCAATGAAGCTCTTGTTTGGTACAGAAACGGATAGAGAACTTTTTAAATCTTTAGTTGTTGGAAAAATGAATAATGAAAATAGATCAGATTTATTTTTCTTTGAAAATGCCTGTAGAATTTTAGTACATAAAGCTGATAAAGCTGACCCTTATAGAATAGAAAACGAATGGTTTGATGAAGTACCTAATTTTATATCTATGTTTACATGGCAATCAAATTATAGAAAAGATTGGGCTGATAAATTTCTAAAAGAAATAAAAAATGGTAAAGAGAGTGAAAGAAAAGTTAAAACTTCTAGAATCAGAAGAAGTTCCGAGTAAACAGCTTATCTTAGATGCTGTAGAGTTAGCAAGAAATACTGAACACTCTGCTGAAAAGATATTAGAAGTATTAAAAATAACATATATACAATATTTAGAAAGGAATATTCCTAAAGAGTTAAAACAAGGTAAGTTACTATGAAGCAAATGACGCTTGTGAATGATTTGAACAAAATACAAAAATTGTTCAGTGGAAGGTTATACCAGGATAAATATACATTTATTCAGGAAATTGTGAGTAATGCAAAAGACAGTCATACAAGGGCTAATCAAATAAAACCAGTAGAAGTTAAGTTATATTATAAAGAATTTGATCCTACAAATAGTACATTTCCAATATATTCAAGTCTTACTTTTGAAGTAAGAGACTATGGTACAGGTTTAGATAAGGATGAATTTGATTTAAAAATCGGTCAGCTTGCATATTCAGATAAAGAAGATAATCTTCAAGAGATTGGTAGAATGGGTATTGGAAGTATAAGTTGGGCTGCTTATAACAATGAGTGTACATTTACATGTATTAAAGATGGAAAGAAGTTTGTTGCAAATATGAAGGAAGATGACAATGATGGAATTTCTTACGATCTTTCCGAATATGAGGATACTTTTGAGCCAAATGGTGTGCTTTTTAGTATTAATGTTGGTTGTAAAGAAGGTGTTAGTGCATTTACTGGTAAAATCAGACAAAAATTGGCATATTTTTCAAATGTATGGTTTGAGATATGTAATGATGTTAGAATGAATAGTGAAATGGAAATCATCAGAACTGATCATTTCCAAATAAGCACTTTACATAAAGATGATGAAATGCATTTAACTTTAGATGATGTGGTTTATCCTATAAATTGGTCAAAGCTTGGAATTCCACCAATATATGAAAAATTAGCACTTAGATTTGCGGCAAAAGAAGGATTAGAACCCACAATTACAAGAGAATCAATAAGATATACAGATCATGTAGTAGAATTGATTATGAACAAGTTGAAAGCATCAATTGAATGGCTTGTTAATAGATGGAATGAGACTTGTGCAGATGCTGATATGCTAACTTGCATCAAAAATTATAATATGGCGAAGCTTGTGAGATTAGCTAACCATAATATAAAAATTGATTATCTAGCCAATTTATTTGATGGATATGAAGTTAAAGAGCCTGGAATAAAAGGAATAAATTCATCACTTTTAAAGAAGTTTTTTAAAAATTTTGATTATTGGTCTAAAACTAATTTAAATATTATAGGTTATACAGATACATATAGAATGTCAAAAACTGTTTATGGAAATATTTCTTTAAACATGCCAGTAAATTCTTCTTATTATCTAGTTAAGGATAAAGTAGATAGAAAAAGATTAAGTGCTTTAAAGAAATCTCTTTCCGGAATTTATAATACTGCATACTTAGTAAAATTAAAATCACGGAGTTTAAAGAGGTATATAGCTAATTTAAATCTTAAATCAACTGAAAAGAACCTATGGAGATCTAAAATAAAAGATTTTCAAGAAATTGAGGATTTGTATATAAAAGAAATGTTTAAACCATTTGAAGATATTGAAATCCCTGAAGTTGAAAAGATTAAAACTAAAACAACTTCAGTACGAAGAACTAGAACTTCTGAAGAGATTACCGTATATGAGATTAGACATTCATCTGTTAGAAATAAAACTGCTACAAACTTAAAAACAGTAAATCTTGGAAATCTCTATAAAGAACCATATTTCCATATATTTCATACAGAAAGATCTACATTAGATAAAATATTTAGACTACAAAAATCTAATTTTAAACAATGGTTAGTATCAGAAAGAAATTATGCAAAAATTAAAAAACTAAATTTACACAATTTTATGACAGCTGATGATTTCTTAAAGGGTGAAAGTAATATCTTATCTAAATGTGTTACTGGATATCTTATTAATAATTATATTAGTAAAAATCCAAAGTTATTTTCAAATGTAGATGTTTTAGAAACATATGTAGATGAAGAGATAATAGCTAAAATAAAAGAACTTATACAATATGGAAAGAAATATTCAATTGGTTATATTTGGGATGATAGTTTTAGAAATAGTATTGTAGAATTAATAGAAAAAACAAACACTTATGATTTTTCTATTTGGCATACATTTAAAGCAGTAGAATCAGAACTTGATAAATATAGTTTTGTACAATTTTTAAGTCACCCCCTAAGAAACACTATATTAGCAAGACAACAAGAAAAAGAAGAAGCAAAAGCAGCATTTATAGATATTTGTAAATACAGAAGAATTAAAACTAAAAAAGTATGAATATTGAAAAAAACATTCCAATTACAAGAAAATCAGTAGGAAGAAAGAGGATTTATAATTTTGAACCTATGGAAGTTGGTGATAGCTTTAAAGTACCAGCATCCAAGAGAAATACTATACTGTCTTGTATTCGAAACTTTAATTATGTAAGAGGTTACAAATGGGAGTTTTCAACAAGAAAAATAGAAGGTGAGGATAATATAAGGATATGGAGAGTTAAATAAATAAAATGAGTGTAAGTGAAAAAATAAAGAAGTTGATGCAGAGTGAAAATGTGGAAGACAAGGAGCTTGCTATTTTTTTACTTGAGAGTGATAAAATTTCTTTTGAAGAGAAAAAAGAATTTATTGAACATTTTCTTAAAAAATCACCAGAATCTTTCTCTAAAGAAGAGATTAAATTACTTAGAGCTTGGTTAGATCTAAGTAGAAAAAATGCAGAAAACTTAATTAAAAATCGTATACAAAAATTCTAATTATGGATTATGAAAAAAGTCTCACCGAGCTTGCTTGGGAATTAGTTATTGACGAACCGTTTTATGGTTTATTCTTAACAGAATTAAATAAAAGGTTCGTAGATGACAGCTCTGGAATCCCAACAGCTTGTGTTGCAACAGCTCCTGACAGCATCAACGTGAGTCTCTTGATAAACAAGGGATTTTGGAAAGATTATCTGAAAAACGATAGTCAAAGAAAGTATGTTTTAATGCATGAACTTTTACATGTAATTTATGAACATTTCCTATTTAGGGATATCAGAACTGATCATTTAATAGATAATATCGCATGTGATATTACTATTAACCAGTTTTGTGACCAAAAATATGAAAGACCCGCTGATGGACAATTCCTTGAAAATTTTAGCGAATTAAAGCTAAAACCTATGGAAGGTACTCAGTATTACTATGATGAGCTAAAAAAAGCTCAACAGAAGAAAGAAAATTCTGCTGGTAAAACTGATAGTTTAGCGGGGCCAAAAGGTAACAAAAAAGGAAGTTCTGGTTGTAAATCTCTTGACCAAATGTTGGATAACCAGCCTGGAAACTGGCATAAGTCATGGGATGAAATGATACAAAATATGTCAGAATTAGAGAAAAAGCTGCTTGAAAAGCAAATTACCTCTGCATTAAAAGAAGCAGCTGAAGCTGTAGAAAAACAAAGGGGTGATATCCCAGCTTTTCTTAAAGAACTTCTGAGTAAAAGATTGGAAGTTAACGAACCAACAGTTCAATGGAAACAGCTTTTCAGACAATTCGTAGGTTCAGCAATGGTATACGATCCATACAGAACCAGAAAGCGCCCAAATCTAAGATTTGAAGATGCTCCAGTAGTAAAGAATAAACCAAAGGTTAGAGGAATTTTTGCTATTGACCAGAGTGGTTCTATGAGTCAAAATGATATTGATGAAGGTAATAATGAGCTTTACCATATATGGAAAGCTGGTGTTAAATTAGATTTAGCAGAATGGGATGCAGAGTGTAATCCAGCAAGAGAATATAAGGGTAAACTTGATTTTGAAAGAGTAAAAGGTGGTGGAACCAGGTTATCTTGTGCTATTGAATATGTAAATGAAAATAAAAGGAAGTATGATTTTGCTGTATTCTGTACGGATGGCTATGTTGAATCAGATATAGTAAGATGTCAGATTCCTTGCATTATTCTTATCACAAGTAATGGTAATACAGAACTCAATACTATTCACAAAATAATAAGAATGAATTGAAAGATATAATAATCAAATTATTATCGTCTGATAATCAAAGTGATATATTTTTGGGGTGGGAGCTTTTAATCTCACCCCAAAATTTACCACAGAAAGATGAGGACTGGCTTCCATATCTAGATTGTTTTTTTGGTAGAAAATCACATGAATTTCAAGAAACCTTTATTAAGTATGTTGGGGGTATGGATGCTCTATGGAAAAATAAAATTTATATTAAATGGAGAAAAACTTGGGACATGTCCGAAAGTTACTAACATCACCTAACACTGAAGATGTAAAACTAGGACTTGAAATATGTAAAAAAGCTTATCCATTTGTATATGCAGCTCTTATTGATATTAAAATTCCAACTACTGGAATAGATAATAAAGCTTTAGTATCATTTGATGAAGCAATTTCAACAATTGATAAGAATTTAGCAGATACAGGAATGGGTATCGGAAGTATTGTTACTTATAGAGGTTTACCAAACTCCCCTGAAATGGTAATAAGTAAAATTGAAATAGATAGATTTAATAGTTCTATATCTAAATCTCTTTATGTTACAATTGAATGTAAATATTTTAATAAATCAAGACAAGAATTTAACAGTGTAAGAGACAGAATTGAATGTTTTCAATTAGTAAATAACAAATAAAAATAAAAAGTATGAATATTAAAAAAACAAGTTTAACGGCAGATCAGGTTAAAGAAGTATTTGGCTACATTGTTGATAACAACAAAAGATTGGCAGAAGAAGGTAAAACACCAATTGCCATTGGTCTCGAAGGTGAGAGTGGAATTGGTAAAACAAGTACATTGCGTCAGCTGGCTCATGAAAAAGAAATGGAGTTTCTTAAATTGAATCTTTCACAGATTTCTATTGAGGACTTCGTTGGGTTTCCAATTTCAGAGTTTGAAATGCAAAAAGGTGATGAAAAAATCTTTGTAAGTGAAAAATCTATATCTGTTTATACAGATTTAGGTTATCGTTACACTGGTAAAAATCACATGGGATATGCTGCTCCAAAGTGGATTGTAGGTAAGGAAAAACCTCTGTTTTTGCTTTTGGATGACTTTAACCGTGGTAGCTTAGGTATGCTACAAGCTGCTATGGAGGTAGTAAATGAGCAGTCTTATGTATCATGGTCTCTTCCTTCTGGAAGTACTGTTGTTTTGAGTAATAACCCAGATGATGGTGAATATATGGTTACTACTGAAGACCAAGCTCAAAAAACACGATATCTGAATTTCTTTATGAAATTTGATGTTGATGTATGGAGTGAATGGGCTGAAAAAGAAGGAGTTGATGGTCGTTGTATAAACTTTATCTTAAAGAATCCAGAAGTGGTAACTGGTACAAGAGATGTTGATAATAAAGGAAATAAGCTTAAAAAAGCTAATATCAGGATTTGGACTAAGTTTTTTGACACTATTTCTGGTATTGCAAACTTTGAACAACAATTGGGAAAGGTAATGCTTATGGGTTCTGGCTCTATTCCAGAAGAACATATGCTTTTGTTCTCTCAATTTGTTCAAAATAAACTGGATAAGCTTATCAGTCCAACAGAAATGTTGAATGGTAAGAGTAAGGAAGTTATTAAAAAACTTACTGAAATTACTGGTACAAAAGAGAAGAAAAGGAATGATTTGGCTAGTATTTTAAGTAAAAGGTTGATTAACTATTGTATTGCAAACGAAAAGGATTTAACTGATAATCAAGTTGAAAACTTTGCATTAATCCTTGAAAGTGATGTATTTACGAAGGATATCACCCATTTACTTATGAGAAAAGTAGTACAGGTTCAGAAGTTGAAACCTATAACTCACAGACCAAAGTTGATGGAAATTTATATTTAATTTCGTACTTTTGTAACCCTCTGGACTATTTCCAGGGGGTTACTTTTTAAATTTTAAAATATGGATTTATCAAACTTTCATTCTCAAACTAATACCGATGATTTGTATTCCTTGAACACTATATTTAATGGTGATACTACTTTAGGAAATGCAACAACTATAACAACTACAGCAACCATTAATGTGATGCCACATATAGTAGACATACCAAATTTAGCATATGAAGTTATTCAAAAAGAATTATCGCAATTCTCTGATGAACAAAGAAAAAAATTCCAGAGACTATATGATGGTACACCTGAAGATGTAGATATTCTAATTGAAATTTTAAAAGATAAAACTATTTATACATTTAAACTCATCTATGAAATAAAGAAAAATGGTGGAGCGCAAATATGGAATATTTTAAATGATTATTCTAATCGTAATATAAAAACATTAAATTTAACAAAAAATATATTATAATGGAGAAATTTGAGGCGGAGATTCGTGTGACCTATAGTACATTTAGGTCAAGAAATGTTATAGAGGAAAAACCATATCTATCATTAAAAAATAAGTTAAAAAATGCTAAACAAGAGGAAATAGTTCCAAATTTGGATGGAAAAAAGGTTTATTTCTTTGGAAATGTTTCTTTACCTAGAGATAGATTTAAAAAAAGTTTTGAAAATACTAGTATTGTAAGAAATCCTGAGACGGCAGATTACATTATCGCAGATTTTGATAAAGATGATAAATTAGTACCACCATCATTACAAAGCTACTATATTTATGAGGTAAAATCGAAAGATGGATCAAGATTTTTAACACAAGATTATAATAAAGCTAGACACGCTGCTGTAAATATTGGGGGACAAAATCAGTATCCACCGGGAGCTACATATGTATTATATGATTCAGCTCTTGAAAAGATGAGTTATGTATCTGAAAATATGAAGAAATTGAAGTTCATAAATTCTATTGAACTTTCAAAAAATCTAGTAAAACATGGTAAGATTCAAGGTAAAATGATTGATAATATTAATAGATTAATGGATTCTGAAGATAAAATCAACATAAAACTTGCAACTTCTCTTTTGTGTGAAATAGATTATAATTCTAATAAAGTTGAATTAGCACTACTACTAAGAAGAAATTATACAAATATAAGAAAAGCCGGTTGTCATCTTTTAGTAGATATGAAGAACTTAATAGGGTTAATAGAGTCTGATTTTGGATATATATCAGAATGTTCTGATTTAGAGTTCTTTTTAAATTTGTTTACTAATAAACCAGATGACCAAGAAATACATAATAGACTAGTAAAAGAATTGAGTGAAATGATAGAAATGCCTGAAAATAAGAAATTAAAAATAGAAATTGTGGATGTGGAAATATAAAGGGAAAAACTTTAAAACCCCTGGTGATGATTATGGTTTTATTTATAAAATAACTGATGATAAAGGTAGATTTTATATAGGAAAGAAAGCTTTTTCACATAGAATTAAAAGAAAATTAAGCAAAAGAGCTAGAAAATCTACAGGAAAAAGAATCAAAATTGAAAACAAAGATAGTGGGTGGAAAGATTATTGGGGGAGTTGTAAACCACTACTAGAATATATAGAGAGTAAGGGAAATACACAAGGATTTACAAGAGAAATTCTTATGTTATGTGAAGACAGAATAAATTTAAGCTACTGGGAAATCCACTTCCAAATACAATTAAATGTACTTTTTGAAGAAAAGTCATGGAACAGTAATGTTGGAGGTAAATATTTTAAAGGTAAAATACATGGAAAATGAAATAATATATAAATTAATAGTTTCTAATAGTTATGAGGATAAAATGTTAGGATATTATTTTTTATGTGAGAAGTATCCAGAAATAAAAAATTTTGCAAAAAAGGCTTCGGCAATTTCCATGTTGGCCGCCGTCCGAAATGAAAGCAGCACGATTCTTTTTTTTCTGGTCGTTGGAACGCCATCAGTAAGGATGGGAATTTGAGGAACGAAAATGAAATCATTACGGCTCGCAACCAAATTATAAATACTAAAAGAAAAAATTATGGCAAGATTAAAGAACATTGAAAAGGTCGCACAAGGTATAGGGGGTGTTATTAACAGATTTTCAGATGATAGTGCATCGTGGGTATTAATTGAAGATAAAGACTTTTCAATATGTATCACCTTTGATGGGAAGGGGGATAAGTTCAGGCATATTACTATTGCACAAAAGATTTATCAAGTAGTTGACGAAAAGGTTATTGCCAGAGTGGAAAGGTCTTAATTTTTTCTTTCCTTTTTTGGTTGCGAGGATGGCGGTCCAACGTATTGGGGCTTGTAGCAGTAGGGGATTTATAGCACTACTGTTGAATATAGCACCACAGCCTAATAGAAGTACTAAGGCTCAAAACTTGCACTTCTGCCCCTATTGCTACAAACCCTTGTTATGCGTTCGGGCTTTTGTTTAACGAATTAAATTTTTAAAATATGATAATAGCAATTGATTTTGATGGAACGTGTGTAACTCACGAATTTCCAAAAGTAGGAAAGGATATAAAAGCCGTTCCTGTATTAAAAGCATTGGTTGAAAATGGACACCAATTAATCCTATTCACAATGCGAAGTGATATAGTTAATCCTACCGGTGAGGATAACGAATTACATCTTGAAAGTGGCAATTATTTAACCGATGCTGTTAATTGGTTCAAAGAAAACGAAATACCACTTTACGGAATACAAACTAATCCAACTCAACACACTTGGACTACAAGCCCAAAGGCTTATGCTCAAATGTATATTGACGATGCTGCATTAGGTTGTCCATTAATACACGACAAAGAATATACAGAACGTCCATTTGTTGATTGGACTGTAGTTGGTAATATGTTAAAGTGGAACGGTCTTTTAGCCTGACGCATAACGTAAAAGCATTGCTGTCAGGTTTTGAATTTAATAACTAAAAGCTGGAATAAATGATAACTAAAGAACAAATAGCCGAAGCGGCTGAACAATATGCTGAACAGGAAAATTCAGCTTGGACAAATGATTACTATGGCTTTGTAGCCGGGGCAAACTTTGTCCTGCAAAACTTGCAGCAATGCAATGTTATACGCATTTTTCCTGACAACGTTGAAATATGGAAATGGTGGCAAACACAGAAGTTTCAAAAGGAACAAGGTGAGCAAGAGTACACAATGATTTATGAAATTGACTTACCTAAAATACTAAAAGCATTTACTGAGCAGTTCTCAAATTGCGTATAACAGCGACCCGCTTTGCGACGTTGCGAACGTAGTTTTTAAAAGCAAAACTTAAAAATATGATGATAGAATTACAAAAGCTGATTGATAGGTGGAATCAAGAAGCCGAAGAGGAAAAGCAGTACATAAAAGAATGTGAGTATAAGGAAGGGAGACTTATACATAGCGGAGAATACCGACGGCTTCGCATCTGTGCTAATGAGCTGGCTTTGCTTTTAAAAAAACGGAGTTCAAAACGTCGTCGAGTTTCGCCGAAGGGTGGAAAGAGCAATGTCCGCAAAGCGGATGTTGCTCGCCGTGCGAAGCGGTGAAACGAGTAGCGGGTCGCTGTTGCATCGCCATAGATGGCGGGAGGTTGAAAACCGAAGCCATCGTGTGTGTAGAGATGGCAAAGCCATCAGCGGAGCATGGCGATGCAACGTTGGGCATTGCCGCAGTAAGGGAATTGTCGGTAATGCAGACGATAAGAATTACAAATGTTCCCGTATTATTCACCTGCTCAACAGAATTACGTCAAGCCCTTATTGTGGCAATGCTTTTGTTGGGCGCAGTTTTTAAAATTATGTGTCTAGTAAACTTATTTAAGAAAGCAAAAAATAAAATTTCCCACACACAACCTTATAAAAAGGTATATATACTTGAACATGAAATAAAGATACCACTTGTTTGGAGAGATGAAATGGGTAGAGAAACAAATTATTCATATTCTTATGGATACGAAAAAGGATGGTTAAAATTATGTTTATGGGGAGGTACAGCTTATAAAAAAATGGTTGATGAGCAGGAAGTTGAAAAAATAATCGCCCCAATAAGGGATTTGCAACTAAAAGAATACCAAGTTCATGACTACCTGCAAAAACTGGGAGGATTTGAATATTGGAATTATTATAATGAATATTTTAAATCGGAATTGGTGTACGCTTAATTGCGCCCAACGTTTCCACGCTTGGCGAAGGTGGCGATTTTCACCACTAAAGCTGATGTGGAGAACTAATGTTGAATGTAGCAGTAATTGTCGAGCGGAGTACTGCACCGCCACTTTTGCCAAACGTGTGTTATAGGCAGTGGCTTTATTAAGTAAATTTAAAAAACAAAAATATGGATTACAGAATCGTTATTGAAACAGAAGTAAGTGGTAAAAAATGGTATTACGTTCAAAGACGTTACTTGTTTTATTTTTGGCATTACTTGCGTGAAGTAAGGGATATATCAATGTATGCTTATAAAATCGGTTGGCACTCTTTAGAAGAAGCAGAAGCACATATCCAGTCAGATGTAAATGCAAGGTATGCAAATGACCAAAAGAAAATCGTCAAACGTGAGTACATTATTAGGTAGTGTCATTGCCATTGCCTATAACGTTTTCGCGCTTGGCGAAGAAGCCGATTTAACAGCACAAAAGATGAAAGTAGCACAAATGTTCAATACACCACCACAGCTTAATAGTAGCACGTCAGCGGCTTTTTTGCCAATATATTGTTAGCTGCCGTTTTTCGTCAGCCTATAACTTGACAAAATGATTAAAAAAGTAAACCTATAACTTGACAAAATGGATAAATTAAACTCAACTCCGCCTTATGCTGTTGATGCTCAGAATGAATATCAAACGCAACTTAGCCAACGTAAAATCATTGAAGCGATTGAACATGAACTGTCGTTAGAAGATGAATTTTACAAACCACAAGGAATGTTTCATAGTGTTTGGTTTTTACCTGAACGTGGAATGTTTATGTATGCTGATTGCCTTGTACGGCACGAAGTAATACGTCCATTGATTGAAAACAAAACGCTGGTGTTCAAAGGTATTGAACAGCATCAAGGCGAACCGATGCCGAGATATGTACTGTCGTCTGCAAATGGCAGCTAACGATTCGGCATTGCCGTTGTTTCGACGAAGGGATTTTATAAAGGGGCTTGTATGAAGCTGGCCACCGGGGACGACCGGTATAATACAGAAATATGTTTACCGGAGCTATTGTGCCAGCCCCTTTATAAAATACCGAAAGGAGAAAGAACGGTGAAAAAGTGCAACAGAAATGACGGCAATGTATTGTTCACAGAAGTTTGCCGTTATAAACGACTTGCACTTTTTCTTGCCGAATCGTTCACAAAAATTTAGAAACCCTCAAGCATGAGGAACGAATGCCGGGAACAACTTACGAGGTAAAAGAATCTTCATTTCGGCAATTTCTCTTCCCAATAAAATGTTTATTGAAAGAGAAGATGTTCTAAAAATTCTTCCAGATTTTCCAGGTTTAGATTTTATTTATCCAATAGAAAATTGGGAAAAATTAATTATATGATACGCAAATTAATAAATTCAGGAAATAATGAAGATGTTAGATTGGCATACGAAATATGTCTAAAAAATAACATAGTTTCAAAGTTTTTTGGAAGAAATCCAGGAGATAGTAATATATTATACCCATTAGATAGAGAAACAAATGAATATTTTCCTTACATTGCATTCATAATTTCTAAAAATGGTGAATTTGAACGTTTTCTAAATCTTACTAGTGAAAATATTAAAACCAAATTTCCAATTCCAGAACATGAACGTATAAAAACATAACATATGATATACAGTAACTTAAAAAGGTTTGACAACAAAGGTAGAAGACTTAGTATTTTTGCAACGTCAAAAGACGGTAATCAAACACTTGACATTTATGTTCAAGTATGTAGTAAAAAAGACCAGTTTAAAAAGGAATATACTAGGTCTAGAGCTAATTTTTATTTCTCAGAGGGTGAGATAAGCTTTAAAGCAGAATTTCCGGATGATCATCCACAAATCTTCAATATCATGGTTGAAGAAGGTAAACCAAAAATTACATTTCTTAATTGGTGTAGAACTAATTTTCAGAAAATCAAAGAAGAGCGGCTTGTTAATAATAATGCCAAGAATTCTTGTACTAAATATTTTGAAAGAAACGGTAAAATTTTCAGAAAAACAATATGTTAACTACAACAGATAAAGTAAAAAGAATCATACAAAGCAGAGATCACAGTTCCCTTAAAATCTTAAGGGAACTTTTTACTAAATTTCGAATAAGAGGCTTTGATTATAGAAATGAAAAACGTTCAAAAATTGATTTTGCTATTTGGAAAAATAGTAATAGTTTTGAAACTAAAGATTTTTTCTACTTTAATTATCGGAAGAGTTATTTTAAAATACCTAAAAATGAGGAAATTCAAAAAGAAAAGACCTTGGATAAACCCGGAAGCATTCAAGAAAATAATGAAAATGTTGGTGGGTGAAAACGAGGAAGATTTTGAGATTGCAAGAAATTTATTAAAATCTAATCAAATAAAGCTTACTAGATGGAGACTGATTCAGTTAGAATGTAAATGTGACTATTTTTTTAGTTACGAATATGGAACACTTAAAAGAAGTCATTTTGGTAGATCTTATTCAGCTGGAAATGGAATAACATATTATAAATATAAAATAACTTATGATATCGGGAAGTAAGAAATCAGAAAAGCAGTACAGGGAGTTAGAGAATATTAGTTCTTCGGACATACGATTATTTCTTAAAAAAGGGAGAAGTGAGTTTTATAAGTCTTATATAATGAAGCAAAAAGATCCTACAGAATCTAGAAGTATGTTAATAGGGAACTTAGTACATACACTTATCTTAGAGCCAGAAGAATTTGACAAGAAATATGTGATGAGTGTATGTAATAAAAAACCTACGGGTAAAATGCTTAAATTTGTAGATGCATTATATAAACACACAATTCTTAATTCTGTTGATGATAAAGTTGTTGTAGACTTTAAAGTTTTGGCTGAAAAAGCTAGAGAAGAAAGTGGATATGAACATTCATTACAAGTAATACTTAATAAATTTACTGGAAAGGAGCCAGAAAAATATTATAGAGAACTTAGAGAAACTAAAGAAAAACAAGTGGTTTGTTTAGAAGATCTAGCTATTGCAAATAATATTGTTTCCAGATTAAAAACAAATGATATAGTAAATACAATATTTGATACTGGATATTCAGAAGTAAAATATGAAAACTTTGAAATAGGTGGCTTAAAATTTAAGGGAATGGTAGATAAAATCTTAGATTTTAATACATATTTAAAATCTTATGATTTAAAAGTTACCTGGACAAATGAAAATTTCTACGAAGAATATTTCTTAAAAACATATGCTTATCTTCAGGCAGCTATATATTATGAAGCAGTTAAGCAGAATAATCCCACAAAAGAAGTAAAACCACCTGCATTTATTGTTGCAGATAGTACCAATGTTACGCAACCTTTAATTTATGAAATTTCTGAAGAATCCTTAAAAAGTTATTATAATGGATTTACTTATAGAAATGAATATTATAAAGGTTTGAATGAAGTAATAGAGGAAATTAAATGGCATATGGATACTAATATCTGGGATATTAGTTACAACAACTATAAAAATAATAACATTGTATGGATATAGAAAAGTTGTTAAAATCAGATAATAATAATGATTTTGAATTAGGTAGACAAATTTTTAATAAAAGGTACGAGAAGCTTACCAACGAACAAATGGAACATAAGCTCAAATTATTAGGAAGTAACACAAAATTTTACTATGTTTGCAGAGATAAAAGGTTGATGTGGAGATTTGTTAAAACAACCTAAATAATAGAAATGAGTGAGAATCAGGTAGATGTGTTAATGAAATTCAACTGTAGTACTATTTTTCTTCTTTCACCATTAGATTTGAATAGACATGAGTTAATGAAGCATGGATTTATGGAAGCCTATTTAGTAGATGAATATTGTACTGAAACTTTTAATATGCCAGTATTTTTGTTATTTGAACCAAAAGATACTGTAGCATTTAATGAATTTATTGAAAATGAATATCTTAGAAAGAATAAATTTACAGGTACAATAGATTTAGTTAAAGATTATGATAGGGGCGAAGGAAAAACAGTTTTAGTATATGAATTTCCAAAAACTTTTGAATCAGATTTTGTAAAATTTAAAAAAGGTCAGTATTCTAAATTTTCAGAAAGTATTAAGAAAACTTACCCAAAAATGATAGGAAATGTACCAGCCGCTCAGTACAGAATAATAACAAAAGATTCTGAAACTGAAGCGCTTGTGGTTCAAAAGTTAGGTCAATCATATATTATAAATAATCCAATAGTAACAATTGCGGATATGTTAGAAGAAAGATTTGGTACTTATTTTGATGAGAGTATGGAATTGTGGCAGAAACCAAGAATTGAAAAAGAAACACTTAAAATATGACGTACCCAACACAAAAAGCAATAGAGGAGATAGAATCTGTAGAGTTAGTAACAGAAGGTGGTAAAAATACAGGTCTTGTTGAAAAAGCGAAGGTTATTACCATTCTTGAAGAATTTGAGGTACAATTAATCAATTACCTAGAAAAAAGGAGATTAAAAGATGAGCTTACTAAATATTAAACAATATCCTAAAAGTAGAGAACTGTTTAAAAAATTTGTATATAAATTACTACTTGGATGGAGTCAAATGGCTGAGAATACAGGATCGGATATTCAAGAGTCGGATGTTGATGGAACATTAGATGGACTCTTGTGGAGTAATCCAAGAATATTATATGATTTTTTTGATAAACAAAATGTAATAATTATTCTAAAAGAAAATTGGACTTTTGAAATAGATGGAGAATTATATAGTAAAGGGTGTAATTCCAGACAATCTGCAGAAAATGAAGCTTTTAAACAAGCATTTGAAATACTTGAAAAACAAACAAAATGACAAGAGGGGATTTTAGAGATTTTGTAAATGAGAAATTTGGAGAAATTATAAAACTTCTTGATAAAAAAGGAGAGGAGTATGCAAATAGTGATGATGCTTTTCATAACTTCGTTGAGGGAGTAGATATAGCAACTTCAGAAAACAAGGAATGTTATGCTTGGGATTTAAGAGCAAAGCATTTACAGAGTATTAAAGATATTATCAGATTTCCAAAAGGTCCTCACATATCAATGATAAATGAGAAATGCGGAGATGATGTTTTGTATGGTCTTATTATATGGGCAATGTTAACAGAGAAAAATAAAGCTTAGCAACTAAGGTAATAGGAGGATGGTCCAAGTGAAAATTTGACACATCCTAAAAGCCCATCATTGTACGATGGAGAAAGCTTATGATAAATGGACGAAATCCTATTACTTTTAAAAAAACTTTTAAGAAATGACTATTAAAACTAAAAGCTGCAAAGATTGTGTCTTTAGAGTAGTAGAAACAGATCATAGTACTTATTTTTATACTTATTGTGGATTGTTAGCAAACAGAAGATTCTATGAAGAATTTTCTGAAGCTTCTTCACAATGGAAATTGCCCTTAATCGAATTCACAAAAGATGGGTATATTGCTTCTAAAAATCAGAAGACTTTGGACAATTGTCCCATATTAACAGATAATATAACTATAGAATATGAATAATATCAGAAATAGTGAAAACTTAATACAAGAATTCAAAGAAAAATTCTTAAAAGAAACAGGTAGGGGTGTAAAAGTTACGATCTGTAATAAATGGGAAAGTATATCAAATTTCACAGAAAAAGGTGATATTTGGATGATGATTTCTGCAATATTTGGATATACTGGATGGGAGTGGGATAGTACTTTTGGAACAAAACCTACAAAAGATGAAAATTCCTATGCTGGAAATAAGAAAAACGGCTTTATAAAAAGAAGTCGTGAAAAAATATTCAGAAGAAGGGTTATAGATTATATTTGTGTCAATAATAATATAACTACTACCGAATTGGGCAGAGAAACTGGAAGAGATCATACAACTATAATGCATTCAGTATCAGAGTTTTCTATACAATTAGAAACTGATTTTGCTGTACAAAGAGTTTTCCAGGAAATACTTGATAGTATAAAACAAACTTATAATCTGTATAAAAATAAAGCAGACTTGAAAAACCGAGTAATTAAAAATACATTATAAATTTTAAAAACTGGGAGAAAAGGACTCCCTTATGGGTTTAGTTTTCGTTCAAAAATCTAAAAAAATAGCCCTCATATTCTTGTGGGGGCTATTTTTATTTTGTATATTTGCATAAATCTAGAAAATTTATGGCAAAAACAGAAAAAACTAAACTACAAGAAGCATTAGACAAACTGAACAAGGATTATGGAGAGGGAAGCGTAATTGTTCTGAGTAGCTCAGACCATGGTAATTATGAGATTGTTAGTACCGGAAGCATTGGATTAGATGCAGCGATTGGAATTAAAGGTCTTCCATATGGAAGAATTGTTGAGGTTTATGGGCCAGAAAGTGCTGGTAAAACAACTGTATGTTTACATATTATTGCAGAAGCCCAAAAACAGGGTAAGAAAGTCGCAATTGTAGACATGGAACATGCGATGGATTTAAAGTATGCTGAAAAACTAGGAATCCAAATTAAAGATTTAATTTTCAGCCAACCAGATAATGGTGAACAAGCATGGAATACCATTAAAACTCTAGCTGAAACTGGAGAAGTCGGAGTTATACTTTTAGATAGTATTGCAGCATGTGTACCTAAAGCAGAGAGTGAAGGTGATATTGGTGATGCAAATATTGGTAAACAAGCGAGATTGATGTCACAATCACTAAGGATGGTTACTCCTGTAATAGAAAAGAATAATGTTTTACTTTTAATGACCAATCAACTTAGGATGAAGATTGGTGTGATGTTTGGAAGCCCTGAAGTTGTAGCTGGAGGTGAAGCCAGTAAATATTACTCTAGTATTCGTTTAGATATAAGAAAATCTATTTTAAAAGATGGTGATGAAGCTTATGCCAATAAAACTAGGGTGAAAGTAGTAAAAAATAAAGTTGGAATACCTTATAGGACTGCAGAATTTGAAATTGTCTATAATGAAGGCATTAATAAAATTCAAGAGGTAATTGATCTTGGTGGAGATTGTGAAGTACTTAAGAAGTGGGGTTCACAGATAACTTATTTGGATGTAAAATATCCAATAGAAGAGTTTAAGGAGATGCTTAAAAATGAAGAATTTTATGGAGAAATTAGACAGAAAATCATAAATAAACTCTATATTTAAAATGAAATTGATATATAATGCAATAAAATGCAACCATTGTGGAGAAATCCTAGTATCTTATCATAGACATGATTTTAAGATGTGTTCTTGTAAAAAAGTTGGAGTAGATGGTGGAACTGAATATTTAAAAAGAATTGGAGAACAACAAGATATGACTGAATTATATCAA